TATATAGGTCTCTTTTATTCGTTTATTTCAACATAGTCAATACTTGAAAATAAATCAATTAAATCTCCAATAAATGAGCTTTCGTTTAAATTTCTAAGTACAGATACAAATTCATGTTTATTAATTAAATTTATAAATTCTGCTTCAAATATAAAATTTTCTTCATCTAAATCAAAAAATGCTATTGATTTTAATTTACCTTTGAAATCTATTTCTTTTAATTCCATTACAGGTAAATAATCTCTAGATGTACTATTATCTGAGTATGTAAATTCAATTAAATATTCTTCCATTAAAACTCCAATCTTAAATATCTCTTATTTTATTTAATTCATCCAAAAATTCTTTTAATGAACAATTATCAGGTAATAACCTTATAGCTAACCATAATTCTTTATGTTTAAAAGAATGGCTAAAAATAATTCTTTTTATATAAATATTCTTTTTAGTTAGAAATGTTATAGATTTAATCTTATTAGGATTTTTAATTTTAGAGAAAAGGTAATTCTTTAAATCTCTTATGCAAAATTGATTAATAGATTTTTCTCCATTATTATACTCAATTTCTATATTATATATGCTATCCATTTTTTATCCTTTTATTTCTATTTTATCATTTTATTTTTAAAATATCAAATGTTTATATAAGAAATCTTAAAAAGAAAAATTTATAATTTTAATTTTCGTAGATACGTTTTTGAACCATAATACGTACTATCTATTAACCACAAAAAACACCGATTTTGTAATTTGTATATAATTCATCATAAATACGAAATCTTACGTCTACGTGCAATCTAAATGAATAATTGCAATAAATCAGGTAAAATGTTATAATAAAGTAAAAATAAAAAAGAAGAAAGAAAATCATGGATATAAATATAAAACTACCAGATAAATATAATCTTGATAATATTTTATATAATAAATTTAATTTATCAGATATAGGAACTACAAATATAATTTTTGTTTACGATAATGAAAAATATGAAATAATTCCTAGAGAAAAAATTAAAGAATTTTATATGGAAACAGATGAAAGCTTTATTGTTGATTTTAAATTGGTTTTAACTTTATCTAATAATGAAGATCTCATCAAATATTCAGAAATTAAAGAAAATATTTTAGGTCTAATTTTTTCTAATACTGAAACAGAAGAAGATTTTAATGATTTGAAATTAACTATAGATTTAAATGAATATTTTTATTTTAATAATTTTAAAAATAAAGAATATCCTTATAATAACTTATTAGTAAATTCAATTCTAAATATAAAAGATAAAGAAATTACATTTAAATATGAATATGAGGAATCTAACCCTGAATTTGATATTTTAAATCAGGGTACAGAGAAGAAATCCATTTATACAAAAGAAGATATTTCGGATTATTTAAATGATATTAGAGATTTTCCTCTTAAAATGTTAAATGGGGTTCAAACAGGAAATAATATTATATCTATAACTGATATAGGAGATTATTATATTTTATCTTTAACAGATATAAATACTAGGTTAACAACATCTGCATTATTTGAAAAAGATGAATAATAAAAATTATAAAAAATGAGGTAAATTTATGGAAAATAAATTAATGAATTGGCATTTATCAGATTTAAAAGAAGTTTGTCTTGTTTATGAAAATTGTGAATATAGAAATTTAACAAAAGAAAATATTCGTAAACTAGAATTTAAAACAAATAATGATAGAGCTGAAGCTTTAAGTCTTGTTTTAAGTTTTGAATCTATTAATGATGAATTTGAATTTTTTGTAAATAGAAAAGATATTGCTCAAGTTATTTTGACTAAAAATGATAATGAACAAGTAGGTCCTTTCTTTTTAGAATATATAACAGAAAATGAAAATTGGCTAGGTGCTGATAATTTATTGGAAGAAACCTTTATTAATCTTGAAGAAAAAGAAGTAACAATTTATTATAAACACAATCATCTTAAACCTTCAATTGATGTTTTGTTAAATAATGATGTTGGAGAAAAAGACATTTATCAAATTGAAGATATTTCAAAATTCTTAAATTATCATTTTGAAAAACCTTTTAGTAAACCTCTAAATGAATTGTTGGATGGATTTTATTATCATTCCTTTATGATTTCTGTATCTGACACTAAAGATTATTATATTTTATCTTTAACTAATACAGTGAATCGAAAAACAACATCTGTAATATTTGAGAAATATGAAAAAGAAAATATTGATGGACCTGAAATTATTGGTGAATATTACGATAAAGAATTAGGCGTAATTGTTCCTGAAGGTCAAGATGTAGAACAAGTTTTCTTTGATAGTTTAAATAATGAATAAAAGAATAGAATCAAATCTATTCTTTTTTTGTTGACTTTTATTGAATTTTATTATATAATCAATTAAATAATAAAAAATAGGAGTATATAATATGTCTAAAAAGATGATAGCACTTTTTTCAACTTTGGGAGTTTTATTGGTTACAGGATTAATTCTTGTTGGTTCATATAATGGATTAGTTTCTAAAGATGAATCAGTTAAAAATGCAAATTCAAAAATTGAAATTGCCCTTCAACGTAGAGGAGATCTTGTACCTAATGTTGTTTCATCTGTAAAAGGTTATATGAAACATGAAAAAGAAATTTTTGAGAATATTGCTAATGCTCGTGCAAAAATTGGGTCTGGTAATAAATCTGAGAAAACAGAAGGAGAAACAGAATTGACATCAGCAATTTCTAGATTGCTTGTTTTAACAGAGAATTATCCTGAATTGAAAGCAGATACAAAGGTTTCAGAGTTGTTGGCTGAATTAGAAGGTTCAGAAAATAGATTATTTGTTGCACGTAAAGATTATAATGAAGTTGCAACTGATTATAATAAAACTATTCGTAGATTCCCAAAAAGTATTATTGCTAAATTATTTGGATTTGAAAGAGCTGAATTAATTGAAGCTGATAAAGATGCAAAAGTAGCACCTAAAGTAAACCTTGATTAATTAATATAAAAAAGAAGGTAAAAAATGAAAAAAGAAATAAAAACTACTTTAATTGCAACTATTATAATTTTATCTAGTATGTTTCTATATTATCAAGCATTATCTATGTAAATAAAAGAAAGTTGAAAATAAAAATGAAAACAAAAATTATACTTGCTTTCCCTTGTCTTGGAAAAACTCATTATGCGAAAAATAATCCCAATAAAGCTATTGACCTCGAAAGTTCAGATTATTTTTTTGATAAAACTGGCTATGAACATTTAACATCTGAAGAATTTAAAGGTTTACCAGATAGGAAACCAAATCCTAATGGTTTACAAGATTACCTAAAAGCTATTGATAATGCTGTAAAATCTAACGAATATGAATATATTTTTACCAGCCAAAGCCCAGATGTTGTTAAAGGAATTTTAGCTTTAGGTTATCAAGTACATTATGTTAAACCTTTACCTAATGAATTATCTAAAATTGAGTTCCGAAAGAGAGCTCTAAATAGAGGTAATAATGAAAAATGGATTGAAACAACAATTAAATTTCTAGAGCCATCTCCTTTGAGTTATTTTAATGAAGATGAAATTGATAATATTTTTATTCATTTAATTCCATCTAAACTATATTTAACTGATGTTATTGAAAATAATTTAATTTAAAGGTTTATAATATGAAAATAAATAAAAACATAGAATCTGATTTTGAAAAATATAAATTATATTTTGGGAGTAATAAAACATTATTAGATTATCAAAATTACCTTAAAGAATCAAATAAGAATTATTTGGAAATGGAATTGAAAAATTTCCTTACTCTTTATGGTTACGGAAATGCAAATATAAAAATAGAATCAGATAAAATTAAAGTTTTAATTAAAAATCAAGAAAATAAAGATTTAGCAATAATTACAACTCATTGGGATAAAATTTCAATGGCTTATTGTGACGTGGAAACTAAAGATATTGTTAAGATATTATCTCATATTTGGTATTCTTTTAGGGGTGGATTTGAAAGTGCTTGTCTAACTGGTAATTGGGATTTACATGAAAAATTTGAATCAGATAATTTATTACTTGAAATCCCTTACAAAAACAATAATTACAATACTAATTGGTTTTTATTGAGAACTCAAATAATTTCAATTTTGATATCTGAAAAATATGAGATTTTAGAGAAATATATTGAAGTTTTAACTAATTTAGCTAATAATGAAAGCTATGGAGAAAAAGAATATAATAATGAATATTATTCAAAAGAATATTTAGATTCTATTCAAACTGATTTATATAATGAAAGATCTATTATAAATAAACAAGTTGATTTAAGAGATTTTATTGAAGTTGAAACATATTAAAAATTAAAATTATTTATTGTGAGATTTGATATTTTAATAATAATTAAATAATCAGATTAAGGGATTAAATATGAAAACAAGAATAATTTTAACAGTAGGATGTGTTGGGAAAACATATCTAGATAAAAATTTTACAAATATTTATGATTTTGATAAACATACTTTAGATTACAAGTATGATAAGGCGGGATTTGAGCATTTGTCTAACGAGGAGTTCAAAGGTTTGCCAAATCGTAAAATCAATGATGGTTGGTTTGAACGATATATGACGGATTGGTGCAAAGTAATTGATTCAAATCAGTATGATGTTGTAACTGGCTGGCTTCAAGAAGATTGTCTTAATTATTTGATTGAAAAAGGATATCCTGTAGAAATTGTAATTGTTAATATTGGAGATAACGAATACATTTATAAAGAACGTAGTAAACTTAGAGGAAACAGTGAGCAATATTGGACAAACTTGAGGTCATATTACGATAAAACACTTGAATTATATAAAAACAGAAAAGATATTAAAGTTATAATTTTCGATAAACCTTACTATTTAAGCGAATATCTCACTTTTTCAGGTGTTATTTTGAAACAAACAAATAAATATGGAGATACTTATGTTCATAAAGTTGCTGAAAAGATAAGTAATACATTTAAAACAGGGTATTTGTCATTGTCCGAAATGTTTGTTCCTTTTTATACTCAACTTGTTTTGACTGCTTTATCTTTAAATATTGAAATTACAGATGAAATGGTTCACGATGCTTGGTCAGTTGCAATTTATAATAAGGATGATACTGATTTTCATCTTTCAATGCTTCCATTTAATAATTTAAGTAAAGAAATTCAAGATTTAGATAATCCTTATACTGAAAAATTGAATGAAGTGTTATCTTATTTCAAGGGTTTACGAAGTCTAATAGAGGTTTCCAATGTCAATAAATAAACCTTGGACTCGTCAAAAATTAACACAAATGCTCTATCATGCGTTTATCGGTTCTTTAGCTGATAATGCAATTGAAATTGGTTGGGTATTATGTTTTAGCTTATTAGCAGATAAAAGTTTGGTAGAAAGAATAACTGTTCTATTCGGAGTAAATGACGCTTTTTGGGTTATTCTTTCATCAACTTATTATACTGCTAGAACTTCTATGACTGCGACTTTACCTAAATTAATAGAACAATATGGTTTAGATTTAGAATCAAAAGTAGTTAAAAATCATATATACTTATTCTATTTAATGCTCGCTCCATCAGCAATTGGTAGTTTTATGTTCTTGCCTAAACTGTTGCTTATATTAGGGGTGTCTTCAGCTGATTTACCATTTTATATACCTTATTTTCAACTTTCAATTATTTCAATTTTTATAGCAGCTCCTTGGTCAATATTTATACCATCATATCTTAGGACAAGAGGTAGAAGTAAAGAAGCTACAGTATTAGACCATAGTGTCGCATGGTCTATGTTAATTGGCATTTTCTTCACAACTCATATTTTACATTTAGGCGTAAATACTGCGTTAATAGTCAATATTATCACTAATGCTATACCTCTTTATTGGTTCTTATGGAAGAAACCAATACCTAAATTCTTTTCTAAAGGGCTTGAATTTTCTTGGAATGAAATAAAGGCTTATTGGAAAATTGTTAAATGGGAACTTGTAAGAAGACTTGCTCCAAGAGTATCAGCTATTATAGGAGTTGGTCTTACAATTACAATTAACCCAATTTACGCTGCAATTAAATACTGGATTTCCAATCTAATGATGTTGCCAGAAGGTTGGGTAGATTCTATGGCTGGTCTTTTAAATAGTCATGTTTCTCGAAATGTAGGGTTGAATGAATCAATTCCATACAAAGATAATAAATTTGTCTTTTGGAAAGCATCTATTGGAGCAGTTCTTTCTATAGGTCTTATTTATGCAATTGCTTATTTTGGATTATCTTGGTTACCAGAATCTATTTATCAAGGTATTATAGCTCCAATTATCTGGATATTATTGCCTATCGAAATTTTAACAAAACTACGTTACTATATGTGGTTGGCTATTAGTCGCTCATATCGACATGATTTGAACGGGGTTGCACAAATGATTTATGCAATACCGACAGCAATATTAACACCTGTACTACTTTGGTTATTTTTACATCAACTGCAATTAAGTTTTGAATCTATTTTTGCAGTTGGAGCTATTGTTGGAAGCATACAATGGTTAGGCACTGAAATTTATTTTAAATATAAATGTGGATTCTTTTTTAGGGTAGAAGCCCCCTTCTACTAGCACTTGTTAGAAAAGTATTGTATAATATCACTGAAATATAGGTAAGCAGTCAAAGTGCGAGCCACCCTTTTTGTTAATAAGGGGTGGAGTGTGCACTTTTTTTGTGCAATGAAGCCAAGAAAGGATATCAGTATGCAAACAGAATTTGATACGATTGCTGCGATTTCGACAGCACCTGGTGAAGGGGCTATCGGGATTGTCAGAATTAGTGGAGATTTGGCGATTTCAATCGCAAGTTCGATTTATCAATGTGGTACTAAAAAATTAGAAGAACAAAAGACACATACGATTCATTATGGTCATATTGTCGACCCTAAATCTGGGGAAATCTATGATGAAGTCATGGTAAGTGTTTTAAGAGCTCCAAAAACATTTACACGAGAAGATATTGTGGAAATTAATTGCCATGGAGGGATTGTGGCGATTAATCGTGTGTTGCAATTAGTGTTACGAATGGGAGCAAGATTAGCGGAGCCTGGAGAATTTACGAAACGTGCCTTTTTAAATGGACGTATTGATTTGTCTCAAGCGGA